GTTGGAAGCGTCGCCCACGTCCGAGGTTACAGCGTCGTAGGACACCGTGGCCTGAAAGTAGGTCTGGTCGAACTCGATGTAACGGTCGGTGCTCGCCCGCACCGCAACCTGACGCCGCAGGGCGAAGTGGCTCGACCGCTTCATGTCGCCGAAGAGGGCGACGCACTGACCAGCCGACGCCGACTTCCGCATCACGTTGTTGAAGAACACCGGCCAGCCGAGGAACGTGGGCCGGCGGACGCCGTCCACAATCTCGTTGGCAGCCACGCCGTTGCCGCCGAGGGCGAGCGACTGCATCGCCAGGGCGTGCATCTGCGGGGTGCAGTACCATCCGCAGGTCGGGCTCTGCGTCGCGTAGGTCGGAGCCTTCGCAACGGTCACCAGGAAGTCATCAACCGTGAGGGCCGTTACCGCCGACTGCGAAGAGTCGTTGATGCCAGCCGTCAGCGTCTCGTTCTCAAACTTCCACTGGATGCCACGGATGCCGCCGTACAGGCTGGCCCCGGTCCCAATAAAGCCGTCTTCGTCAATTCGCTGCGCGATAGCCAAGGCAAACTCTTCAGCAACCAGCCCGGCCAGGTCAACCGCCGAATCGTCAATCAGCTGATTCGGAACGCGGGTGCCGACGCGAACTTCCTTGCTGGACAGCATCACGTTGTCCGTGCCCATGTCGGTCTGGGTCGTTTCGGCATTGGCGGCGGTGTGGTACGCCGTGTTGCCCGAAACCCTACGCGGGATGTAGAGCGTGTCGCTCGTCATCTGCAGGTTATTGGCCTGCGCGGGGTAGGCACCGAAGGACTCCACCAAACGGATGACCGTGCTTGCGAAAGTGTCGGGGATAAAAACGCCGCCCTTGTTGTTGTCGTTGGGCGACAAGGCACGGCTCTCAACGTGCTTCTCGTACCACGCCCGGTCTTCGGCACGACCAAGGACGAAGCCGCGAATCCAGCGGCCACACGCCTCGGCGTCGCTGGACGAGCGGAAGTGCCGGCCACGGCCGGAAGTCGCACGCTCGGCAGACGCCGGGGCGGGGGCTGGAACCGCAGCCACCTCGACCGGCTTGGCGGTCGCGGCGACCTTGCCACGCAGGGCGGTGATCTTCTCCGCGATGGCGTGCTCGCGGGCCAGTTCCTTCTCAAGCCCCTCGGCCTCGCCGGCCAGACGCTCCATCTCGGCGGTCTGCTCGGCAGTCCGCTCCTCGACCCTAGAGAGGTCATCGAGCATGGCAGCCACAGCGGCGGCCCGGTCCTGAAGCTTGGTGAGTTGCGTGGCCATCCGTGGCGCTCCGTGGTGAACGGTGACAGTCCGTGTCTGTCGTTCACGCTACGGGGCAACCGGCCCGCAGTCAGCGTTCTTGTTTGTACGGTACAAAGGACCGCCGAAAGACCTGTTCCGCCGGAACGATGGTCTTCGTCTTGAAGTCGCAGCCACAGCACTCGATGTACCGCACCTGCTGGTACTCGCCGCACTGATGGCTGGAGCGGGTGCGAAGGCGAGCCGCCTTGCACTTCGGGCACTGGCTACCGGCCGTGACCACGCATGTAGCTCCTGAGCTTTGCGGCACGCAGCCGCATGGACGCCTGCACGATGTCAGGGCTGACGACGTGTGGCGTCGGCTCAGGTGTAGCCTGCGATGCAAGCCACAGCTGATACGAACGCATGGCCACAGAGACAGACGTGGACGGGTACGCCGGCTGCACTACCGGCCCAAGTTCGTAGATGGTCGCCGCCCGCACCTCGCGGATGGCACGGCCGTTCTCGTCGGTGGTGAACGTTTCGCCGTTCTTCTCGATGGAGAAGGTGAACGACGCACCCTTCACGTCACGACGAGCCACGAGCTCGAGGATGTCGGCCCGGCTCGCGGGCGGCGTCACCTCAAACCCGACGCCCTTCTCGTCGGTCCACACCTTGAGCGTGCCAGATGATTCCCGGCCCAGCAGGATGTCGGGGTTATGGTTGTAGTACGAGACGAGATCCGCCCGGCCCCGCTGGCGGTTGAACACGCCATCAAACGCCCCCGGCAGGATTCGCTCCCGAAAGCCGCCGAGGTCCACGCTCAAGCGGTTGTAGACCACGGCATAGCCGCGAATCACCGAGCGGCCGTCAGCCCGGCTCTCGACCACCAGGGCGTCATCTTCACTGCCGAACTCCCAATCACGACGCTCGATGTCCATAGTCAACCCTCCGTGTTTGATTGTTCCGGCGGCGCGTCTGGCGTATCGTCGCCCGTGCCGTCCTCTTGCTCGGCAACATCCTCGGCCACATCGCCAGTCGTGTCCTCAACCTCGCCAGGCGAATCGTCGCCTTCCGGCATCGGGCCCATATTCTCTTTCATCCGCACCTCTTCGGGCGTCATCCACTGATTGCGGATGGCAACCTCGTAGGCCGCGTATCGCGTCGTGATGTCGCCACGCAGCAGCCCCTCGACAAGGAACTCTGCGTACAACTCGCCGTCCTCGGGCAGCACGTCCCGCTCAATGGCACCCTCAATACGCCGCAGCCACGGGGCGATAGTGAACTTCTCAAAGCTCACCATCTCGCTCTGTAGGTTGCCCCACGTCGCCCGGCCCAACTCTTGAATCATGTGCGGCGGCATCCGCCACACGCGGCAGATGGCCAGCAACGACTGCATCCACAGTTCCGCCAGTTGGCTCTCTTGGTTGGTGGCTGAAACGCTGTCGGCCTTAAGACCGTTGCTGAGAATCGCCGTGCGGCCAGCCTTGGCCGGGCCACGATGGGCGGCCTCCCACTGGTCACGCAGTTGCTCGCGGACTTCGCGTGGCAACGCCTGGTCGGTGTGCAGGATGATGCCCGGCTGGGCGTTGTTCTTGTAGAACGTCGCCGCGTACTGCTCGAGGGCACGAGCCAATCCGATAGCGTCGCGGCCGAGTTCAACCGGCACCTCGCCGTGGATGCCGTCAAACGACAACCACCGGACGTGCATGATTTGGTCATCGCGGTACGCCGCAGGCTTGCCAGTACGCGGGTCCGTGTAGAGGTACGAAAGGCTTTTGTCATCCTCTTGCACCACCTTCATGCCCGACGGGTGCAGGGCGTAAATCTGGTCAACGCTGCCGCGATTGCCGGCCACCTTCAACTGGTACGAATTGCCGTAGAACCCGAGGTGCAGGCACATCTGCTCCACCCACTCGTACCGCGTCTGCCAGCCATTCGGCCGGCGGGCCAGCACGTTGTACAGCGGCAAATCCTTGGCCCGTTCGCTGTTGTGGTCATCCAGCCGGCGGTATAGATGCAGTGGCAGGCTGGCGACCGTCTCGGCCACCACGCGGGCGCACGCAAAGTACGCCGCCGTCTTCATCGCCGTCTCGGGCGTCACCCGCACTCCGCTGTCGGCCGCCATGGCCACCAAGTCATCCCAGCGGCTCGTCCGCGACTCAAGCCACTTGATTTCAGGCACAGCCGATTCGGCAATCATGCGTCACCAGAAAGAGATTTCGGGCATCTCGGCCGGCTTCATCGACTCGCCCATATGCACGCCGACCGCCATCACCATGGCCACCACGCCGTCTACTCGCTCGGTGCTCTTGGCCTTGGACACCTTCACGTTGCCAGCCGGGTCCGTCTGCACGGCGGCGTTGCCTAACTGCCAGCCTAGCAACGGATTCCCGCCGAATCGGACCTTTCCATCAACGAATAACGCCTCAGTCTTGCGCGTCGGCGCTGTCATGGACGCAAAGCCCTGGCCGAACAGCGTCACCGGCAAGCCCTCATCCGCGAGCTCGGTGGCAAGTTGGGTCGCATTCCATCTGTCCACGGCCAACCGCCGCACGCGGTGCTTCTGGCAGAACTCCAGAATGTCGGCTCGCACCTTCTTGTAGTCGGTGCTTCGGCCCTCCGTGTACGTCACCCAGCCATCCCGCTGCCACTGCGAATACTGCACGCGGTCGTTTCGCTCCCGCTCGGCGGCGTTGTGCTCGGGTATCCACGCCATGACATGCACGTCGTAGCCACCAGCGTCATTGGGGGCGACCGCCGCGAAGCACGTCGTGTCGTAGTTGCTCGCCAGGTCGAGCCCGCACCACACGTCGCGGCCCTCCAGCGACTCAGACAGCGGCCCGCTGCACGCCGCAATCTGGTCGGGACGCAGCCACCGAACGTCGCTGGTCGTGGGGATATTGAGCCGATACCGCAGGAAAGAATTGAGCTTTGTGGCAGAGTTCTCAGCCTCCCGGCAGTCGGCGGCGAACGACTCCTCGCTGATGGTTTCGCCGAGCGACGGGTTTGCCTTGTGCCACACCTTCGGGCTCTTCCAGTCATCCTCCCGGCTGGCGGCATAGATGCACCCGAAAAACGACGGGTCGAAAGCCGTGTCGGCAATGCAACGCTCCGCGTAGTCGTGCTGCTCGTACCACAGGTGCGTTTTGTTCGCCTCCCCGGCAGTCGTGATGGACAGCACCAGCGGCTGACGCCGGGCTGCACCGCCATACCGCAAGGCATCCCATAGCCGACGGTCGCCACGCTGGGCGTGCAACTCGTCGAAGAGCAGGCACGAGATGTTCAAGCCCTCGGCACGGAACGCGTCAGCACTCAGCACTCGATAGAACGAGTTGCTGCCGCGATGCACGATGGTCTTCCGGCTGTCCAGCACCTCGAGCACCTTCGACAGAGCCGGCGACGAGCGGACCATTGACGCCGCTTCGCGGTAGATGATGCCAGCCTGCTCGCGGTCGCTCGCGGCCCCATAGACTTCCGCACCGGCTTCGCCATCAGCGACCAGCATGTAGAGCGCGATGCCAGCCAGTAGGGTCGACTTGCCGTTCTTCTTGGGGATCTCGATGTAACCCTGGCGGTACTGCCGCAGCCCATCCGAGCGGCACCGCCCGAAGATTTCACCAAGCACGTACTTCTGCCACGGCAACAGCAGAAACGGCTGCCCAGCCGTCTGCCCCTTGGAGTGCTTCAGCACCTTCTCAAAGAACGAGTAGACGCGGTCGGCCTTGGCCTGGTCGATGCCCGGCCGGCTAACCGTGTGCGGAGAAGAACTCTTCGAGCTCGTCTTTTTTGACTTCGACTTGCGTGGCAAGCTTCGTCCTTGAACTTGGCGTCAGCCCGAACTCACTCAACAGACTAGCCTTCATGGCAACCAGCGAGCGGTACATCGGGCCAGCCGGGTTGGGCTTCACGCCACCCAGGTCGGTGTGCATCACCGCACCACCCGCCCGCAACTGAAGCAGGCACGACTGCTCGGCCGAATGCACCTCGCACAGCGTGGCCAACGCCTCGCCGTCGCCGGTAGTAAGCACGCCCATCCGCGTGAGGATGCCAGCGAGCTCGTGCCACTTCTCGACCGCGACTTCGTCCACCTTCAACCGCTCAGGCATGGGCGGAACGCCGACCGGAGCCGACGGCTCGCGTTTCACTGGCCCGCGAGTGGTGCCTTCCAGAATCTTCAGTGCGGTTGGTTTCGGGCGTCGCCCTGCCTTGGCCATATGAGAATCCTCACAAAGCGGCACGTTGCGTGCCGTTTAAGAAGCGGAATAAGGACCGCCGCCTGTCGGCAAAAACCTCGAATTACGCAGAAAACCCCGCCGATTTCGACAACGCGCACGCGAGCTACCCCGCAC